ACGAACTAGAAGAGTTCTTTGCATTGGAAGCCCTGAAGCAACAAGAAGAAGAGCTTAAAGAGATGATGATCTACTCAGGTAGAGGCGGCATGTGGGATGAGTGGTTACAGTTCCAAGTAGAGGCACGCAGGAGTAGAGAAAGAGATGCAGCGCAAGAGAGAGCTAAGAAGTTAAAGTTTAAACGCAAGATACAAGATGTAGTTAACATTGTTATGGCTGTCTTACTGGTGTCAACTGGTTTGTTTGCTGTTGTAGGGTTAGCGTGGGCAATATACACTAAAGGACAATTCTAATGCGAGATTTACCAGTACGTAACATGCGTAAGACGAAGAACAAGAAACCAAAGCCAACAAAGAAGTAAGGAGCTAGTATGCAAGACTTTAATTCATTTATACAGAGCCTACTCAGTAATCCCAGTCCACAAGGGGGTATGATGGGTGGCGGTATAGGTGGTGGCGGTGGTGTAGATGGTGGTGGTATGGACAATGGAGCGACAATGTAATGAAACACTCAATTGGACTTAACCCTGTAGCGGCAACTCTTACAACCATCTTAACTGTCCCTGCTGGTTATAAAGCAAACGTAAGCACTTTGTTTATTAGTAATGCTACCGGAAACAACAAGCACTTTACAATCTATTGGCAACACGCTCACGATATTACACGTAAGGTATATATTGTTACTGAAGCTATCGTAGCGCCTAATAGTTATATCCAATACACAGATAGTTTGATTATGCAAGCAGGAGACTCTTTACACTTTAACTCAGAAGCCGGTTCAGAGCCTTCTGTTATTGCCTCTTTTGACTTGTATAAAGAAAACAGCGCACCATACTTATAAGGTTAAGGAATAACATGACATACTTACAAATTATAAATGCTGTCTTACGTAGACTGCGAGAGACTGAGGTCACTGACGTTGACGAAACAGACTATTCCAAACTAATTGGTGAGTATGTTAACAGCACAAAGAAAGAGGTTGAAGCGGCTTGGAATTGGAATGCATTACGCACTACTCTAACCCTTACAACTATTGCTGACACCTTTCATTACACTTTAGTAGGTAGTGGTACTCGCTTCCGCCTTACTGATGTAGGAAATGAGACTTCTGATTTTATGATGCAAGCCCGTAGCGCTACATGGATGAATCAGCGGTTTCTCATCACCCCTGCTCAAGGCGGTAACCCAACCTTCTATAGCTTTAATGGTGTAGATGCTAACTTAGACAGTGCAGTTGATCTGTACCCTGTTCCTGATGCTGTCTACAGTATTCGCTTTAACGTTGTTATACCCCAAGATGATCTAGTAGCTAACACCGATGTGTTGTCTATTCCTTCAGAGCCTATTGTTCAAGGTGCATTGGCAAGAGCTATTAGCGAACGCGGTGAAGATGGTGGACGTTTAAGTAATGACCAATACATGTTATACAAGAGCGCGATGGCGGACGAGATTGCCATTGAAGCTGGTCGGTTCCCTACTGAAACTATCTGGTATGTAGTCTAATGGCTGCATCACCACTAACCCCAGTTTCAATCGTTGCTCCGGGCTTCTTCGGTTTAAACACCCAAGAGGCTTCAGTTAACGTACAACAGAACTTCGCGCTAGTGGCTAACAATGCTGTTATTGACTCTTACGGCAGGGTTGGCGCTCGCAAAGGTTACACCACGTTATCTGATGTCGATGCTAACGACATTGTATATTGTATTCACGAGCATGTTAACAAGGACGGCTCAACAGAGATATTCTTCGCCGGTGGTGATCGATTCTATAACATGGACGCAGACGGGACTACAACGACTGCTTATACTGACGGCGCTCCTCCTGCTGATGCTAACTGGCAACCTATGAGCTTTAACGGTGATGCTTACTTCTTTCACGAAGGGCATATGCCAATAGTTAACGACATCGTAGGCGGTACTGGTTGGGTTGATTTAAGTAGCTTTAGCGCAATGCCTCCTAGTGTTACTCAAGCGGGTGTCGGCTTATCTGCATATGGGCGTATGTGGATGGCGCGTACCAACTTAGGTAAGACAACAGTTTATTGGAGTGATACTTTAATTGGTACTAGCTTTAACACTGGAACAGCCGGGGCACTTGATTTAGAGAATGTATTTACCAACGGCACAGATGAGATTACTCATTTAGCCGCTTTCAACGGTAACCTTGTTATCTTCTGTAAAAAGACCATCATTATCTACTCAGGCGCACAACAACCTGAGACAATGCAGTTAGTGGATATTATAGACGGTGTGGGTTGTATTGCTCGCGACTCTGTTCAAGATATAGGTACAGATATATTGTTCTTATCTGATACAGGGGTTCGTAGCTTAGGTCGTGTTATTCAAGAGAAGAGTTCACCAATGCGTGACTTATCTAGGAATGTACGTGACCAACTGTTAGCTGAGTTATCTGGTGAAAGTGGTATTGTTAAGAGCGCTTACTACGAGAAAGAAGCCTTCTATTTAATAACAATACCATCACTTCAAAAGGTGTGGTGCTTTGATATTAGGTCTGCTTTAGAGGATGGGTCGTTTAGAGTAACAACATGGACGGGACAAGGTTACAGTTCATTTTGCACCACCCGAACCAACAAGATGTTTATAGGTACTTCGTTACGTGTTAGTGAGTATGGTGGTTTTAATGACAACTTAGACTCTTACACAATGTCTTACTATACTACTCACCTTGATGCAGGCGCTCCAGCTAACTTAAAAATGTTAAAGAGTTCTTCTTTTATGTTTATAGGTGGTGGAGGTACAGCGATAACAATCAAATGGGATGTGGACTATGGTTCTAACTACGGCTCTAGGGTCTTTACGTTTCCCACTAATAGCTCAGGTCAATACGGTATTGATGAGTACACTGTGGCTGTGTTTTCTCCCGGTATTGTTATTAACCGTAAGGATGTAACATTATCAAAGACGGGAAGGGTATTTCAATTAGGGATTGAGGCCGCCATTGACGGTAGTCCTCTTTCGGTACAACAGATAGACATCTTCGTAAAAGGCGGGAGAACAGTATGAGTAATTATACCAAGACTACAAACTTTACTGCTAAGGATACACTTCCTAGTGGTAATGCGAGTAAGATTGTTAGGGGTACGGAATTCGATGTAGAATTTAGTGCAATTCAAGTAGCCAACAATAGCAAGGCAAATTCAGCCTCCCCTACATTCACAGGTACGGTTACACTGCCGACTGTGGATGGTGCAACTATTAGCGGAGGTACATACTAATGGCTACTATTAATGCGTACCACCTTAACATGCAAAATGATTGGAATATATGTCTAACCCCTCAAATGGTAACAGGAGAATTTATGCTGCAAAGAATGGTGGTAAGGGTATTAAACGGTATCCTCATAGTGGGTTCCAGATCAACTCAAATAATCACAATTGGTGGATTTCAAGGCATGGCAACGCCCCCCCTCAAACATTCGGTTATCTAGATGGAATTGGGCCAAGCGCACAAGTTGTTCATTAGCGCAGATAACTGAAAGCACGTATTCTCAAAATAGTGCCAACATTCCATCTCCAATTAATGCAAAGGTATGTCTCAAACTGGTGGGTTCCAAATGGGTGCCTAACACTATGCAACCCGGTATGTCTCAAAATAGTGGGTTCCAAGGTTATAACCCATCACCGATTAATGCAACAGGTAGTTACAACACTGGTGACTACGCTAGTTTGTTAGGTGGTTTATTTACTGGTGGAGTTACAGGCGCGGCGGCTGGTGCTGGTGTTAATGACGCAGTAGCGCGGCTCCAAGCTCTAGGTGAATCAGGTGTTAACGATTATACCAACCTAGCTAAGACGTAACCAAGATATTAACTTTAAGCCTTATGCGTTAACCAACTCATTAGGTTCAACAAGGCAGACAGCTCCGGGTGTTATCGATCAAAGATTAACAGATCAACAGCAATCTAATGTTAACATGGCTTCTGGCGCTCAAGGCAGCCTATATAACTTCTCTGGTATCCCTAACACCTCTGGGATGGCTAATGAAGCCTTCGGACAGGCTCAACAGGGTTTAATGGGGGTAGGTCAGGGTCAAGAGGATATAGCGGCTCTCAGGGCTGGATATGGCTCCGCAGCGCAGGGTATGACGGGTATGTTAGGTGGGTCTACTAACGATATGGCAAGTCAGTTGTTTAATCAACAACAAGCTATGCGTGACCCTGTACAACAACGTCAACAGATGGAGTTGGAGAATAGGTTACGCTCACAGGGTCGCTTAGGTGTCTCTACTGCTGCTTATGGCGGTACACCTGAACAGTTAGCAATGGCGAAGGCTCAACAGGAACAACAGTCAGCCGATGCCTTTAACAGTATTAGTCAAGGTGAGCAGTTAGCAAGTCAACAGCAGGCTCGTGCGTTAGGTTTAGGTCAAGCCACAACCGGCATGGCCCAAGCACAACAAGCCCTTCGTGCCGGTGATGTCGCTAACGCTAGTTCATTGTTTAATCTCGGTAGTTCAGCGGCTCAGTTGCCGTCACAGATGCAAGGTCAACAGATTGCTCAGGCTGGTCAGTTGCAGGTCAAGCATTAGCCCCCGGCGCGGCGCAGTTACAACAGTTAGCCGCTTCAGGTACTTTAGGTTCACAAGAGGCTAATGTTGCTGCTACTCGTGGTAAGATGTTTGGTGACTTAGCTGGTGCGGGTCTGCAAGAGAGGTTAACTGCTGAAAGTGCTGGTGCTGCGCTACGTGGTAAACAGTATACAGCGGCTCTGGGTGCATTGGCTAACAAAGGTGCAATTAGTGGAGGAGATGCTAACACTGTCCAAGGTATGATTCAACAAGGTGTTACCCGTGTAGGTAATGACTTGGTTGATGCGGCAGGTAAAGTTTTTACAGGGGCTTATGGCGCTCTGTCAGATGGTGTTAAGTCAGCTTGGGATTATGTTACTTCAGACAAGCAACGGTCTTTAGCGGTGTCCCCGGTATTGACTTTGGTGGCGGTGGTGGTATAGATGGAGGCGGCTGGGGGTCTTTAGGAGACGCTACAGGCGAAGCTACTAACATCATTGAGGGTGCGTGGGATACTGTTTCTAAATGGTGGGATAGTTGGTAAACTAAGGAGTTATTATGGCAGGATTATTTTCAAGTAACGAGCAGGATATGTTAGGCACTATCATGCAACAACGTAACCAATCAAACCAAGCTCTAGGCAGTGGTTATGGTAAGTACGGGGGTATTGTTCAAGCTGGTGCTGGCATGGCTGACATCGGGGGTGATGCTATGTTTGGAGGTGCTACAGGCGCTTCTGACCCCCGTATGATTGAGCAACAAGAGGTAAAAGCTATCTTTTCTCAGGCATCTACACAAGTGGGTAACAGTACTTCTCCTGAATTCTACATGGCTTTGTCAGAATTGCTAGCGGCTAAGTTTCCAGAGCAATCTCAGAAGGCTATGGAACAAGCTCAAAAGGTTAAGCAAGAGGCTTTAAAAACTAAGCAAGTCCAACAGCAGATGGCTGGTGAGACTTTAGATCAGGCATTAACTCAGACCCAAATCAATAAGGCGACTATTTCTTCAAAGCAAGCAGCCGACTTAAAGGTTGAGTTAGGTAATTTAGGGGAGAATCCAACGGACGAACAGTTAAATAAAGTTCTACTCAAATATGGAGACCCTACCACTCTTCTAAATAACCTCCAACGTAAACAAACTGCTAAAATAGCTGCTGAAAGTCGAGCAGACTCGGTAAGGTACCAAGCACAAGCTAGACGAGATGCCGCGCAAGTGCGAGCAGATGCGGCAAAAGAAGCCCGTTTAGATAGAGCCTCAGCTAAATTGTTGAATAAACCTAAAGATGTTGCAGAAATGGAATCTGCTAATGTTGGTT